CCCGTGTGGGGCTTCCCTCTCAGCGGACGACTACCCGTCGTCTCGCGATTAGAGTCACCGGGTCGGTGACTACCCGCGAATGCGATTCTCCACGCCCCATTATTAGGGCGTGGTGTATCCCATCATATCCATCTAGTTTGTCCGACCGAGACTTGGTTAAAGCCACGAATCGGTTTGCAACTAGTTGTTGAATATGCGGATCCCATGTGACGTCACGTTTCAGACAATCTGAATCCGTATCGTCAAAGTAACAAAGGAACGCTTGGTTCTCACGAGAATGGGGCAACGCCCTAAACACGCGAGTGACATGCGCTTCGATGTAACTATTCCTTTTGGGTGTTACGCTGTTTGAAGCGTAAGCAACCCAGGCGGAAATGGAATTCGCATCGCAGGATCGTCGAGGAGGCAACTTCTTAATGCGAAGCGGAGTGATGAGGTGCCCGTTAAGGGCATCAACACCACAACTCTCCCGAAAGAAGTGAGCCCCACCGAGACTCTTGTCTGCATTGACCTTTAGTCCATGCAGCTCGAGAGTCTCCATCACAGCGGCCATATGCTCATTTGGAACGATAATATCGTCGCCATAAACATATGTGCTGTCTACTGCGTAGGTGATGTCCCCCGTATCTTCCCAGATACGGGCTACACACAAAGCCCAGAACACGACCGATTCGACGGGAAAGCATAATGCTGATCCCATCGGCGCGTATTTGTTCAACGGAAGGATTGATCCATCCGGGAGCTGAGTGGAGTAGCTTCGCAAAGCTCGCAGGTCTCTGAACATTTCCCCTGGAAAGAGGAATTGAACGAGGGCCAACGAAACGCGGTCACTTGCATCAGAAAGGTCAATGGTGGCGTTTGCACGCGAGCGCGAGCTCGCTAGTGCAAGTTGGCCATTAATTGACTGATCCGTGAAGTTGACGCGTCCTCTAGTGTAGGGATGGGCTTCAATATGCCGTACCATTTCACTACAGGCCGCTTGCTGTAAGTACATGAGTTCCTTAGGTTCACAGGAAATTATCCGTGGACCGCGTGAGTCTTTTGGTACAAACAGCAGTCTCGCAACGGGGCTATCGGTCCAAACTATCTTGCGATAGTCGGGAGCATGAGAAGCCAGTTGGAGGCGATAGGTACGCCGCTCCCCGGGTACGAATGGACGTGATCGTAATGACCACATAAAATCGTACAGCGGGAAACGAGCGTGAAGGGTTTTCCAATAATGGGAGAACTCCCATTTCTGGACACCCTTCTCACCTCCCGCAACGGCACCAGGACCATGTTTAGGTCTTGATAACTGAAACTCGAAGCGCGCAAAAAGCGTCTCTATGAGATGCTGAGCACGCCAAGAATAGGATTGGGGATAGATCGTAAGATCCATACCCTCCTCTATTTCAAGAAAGGCAGAGAGTTTCTCTGCTTTTTGATTTTCCGTAAACGGAACTTCAAGTTTCTTGAGGCCAGTTAGGAGCGTTCGAGCAATTCGAACAATCCGTGCGAGTTGCGGGGACCACTCCTCCTCTCGGGTAGAGAGAAGGAGCCACAGAGGGCGTAGAAAGATAGGAAATCCGTTGTCACAATAGGGTGCGAACCCTGGAGGACATGGGAAATCCGAGTCTTCTTTCACAAACCTATTGATGAGAAATTCATCAAGTCGCGGTAATACCGTGGTAAGGAATGTGATACCCTCTTTCTCGATTCGACGAGACAAATATTCCTGATCCTTTTTAAGGTCAGTCTTCTTTGTCAGTCGGAGAGCGTGGAGATGATCGTAGAGATCGACGAGTGTTTCGACTACGAGACCGGCGAGTACGCCGGTGTGGCTTTTCAGTATTTCCATTTTGGTAGATACGGTCCACATCGGCAATCAGTCTCACCACATCAAGTAGAAAATGCGCGTACTTAGCCAGGAATGCAACGAATGCAATCCACGAGCTAAGACTTAGCATTACGTGCCTACGTCACCTCTCCATAGGCTATCAGCCACGGAGTTGTTGAGGAAGGCCTTCAAGAGAGCAACGAGATCACGGCGTTGAGCCGCGGTCAAAGATGCGCTTGAAGCTGGACCGGTTAACGTCATGTTGACAGTTAACGTCTCTGGGACAGTTTTACTGTTACCTCCAACAGTCATTGCGACTGGGTTGGTCAGCTGAAACTGAACGAGAGCGCGCTTAATGGGTATGCCCGTGAGGGTCTTTCCCAAAGTGGTTTGTTTAACGATTACTCGTTGATCCAAACCACCTACCGACATTGTGGTATTAATCCACTCTGACGATAGACGATCATTTCCGATAAATTCGAAAGTGTTCGTTGCGCCGGTCGAGTTGGTGAGTGATGTGATGGTGATTGCCATGGTCTGTTTGTCCAGAGCACTTTAAGTGCTTGTTGTCTAAGAGCCAGGCTGTCCTTTCCCGCGTTTTCGTCGCTTAGTTGCGATGATAGCGGCAAGAATGCTGGCGTTGTACCACTCAAGTGGTACAGTGAAGGGAGAGGCATCCACTGTTGGGAGGCCGGGACGACGATTATAGATCTCGAGATTAATAATCCCGAGTCTCTGTTCCTCTCTGACGTTATACCTATTAGGTGGAGTCAGATAGCAAAGTTCTGCTGTCAACTTAGTTTTAAGTGTCCAGCAGGATGCTATTAGTTGAGCATCTGGTAACTCGAGCATATCCAAACGTGCTTTAGCCTTTAAAAGCTTAATACGTTGGGTCAAGAACCAGTCCAGAAGCCAACTAAAAGGAATTGCCTCCCAGATGATCTCTAAAGGTCTGTACAGCCCTAACATCGTATTTGCTACGATCATATGTGCTGGCCAACCCTCTAGGAGTTCATCGGGAATCTCGTAGCGTACCGTAGCGACGGCCGTGGGTTCTATCTTTACAGATATATCCTTAAGCCGCCAATGCGATATCTCCGACATATCCGAGACGACAAGCGTGAAGCCTTCCGGCCACATTTCTTGCAAAAGTCGCATTTCCGAACAGGGGAGATCTACCGATGGTACATCGAACCTGTAAGGTTTGCCACGAATTTGCACGCGTGTGTCTTTGTGATTGCGTCTGCGGAGGTACTCAAGTCTTCTTAAAGACTTGCCGTAAACATCCGCAAATTCGCGAAGGTCCTTGAGTGTTGGTTTAATCGCAAAGTTCCAGGCTAGCCAAGCGTTACCTGTTTCTTTGAGAATTTTCTGGAAAAGAGAGATAGCAGATTTCAACCTGTCTATCCACTTCTTTATCGCGGAAATATTTCCATCACAAAGTTGAAGCAGTTCAATGATGAAATTCACCAAGAATGCTTTAACATCAACGGCCCGGCGGAACTTATCGTCAGCTTGCGCTGCGAAGTCCGCCAACCAATCACTGGATGGCATGGTAACCGAAGACATAATCCTGTCATAGAGGTCCCCAGGGTACAAGCCGCGACCGCCAAATTGAAATTGGCGAATCGGGCTGACCGGAGATCCCGTGACAACCATCTCGAAGTTCTGTACGCCTAAACCGGCGTAGTGGTACTTGACATGGAAGCAAGGATTACTGTAATTCATAAGATATCCCGTAGTGTCAACTTGATACTCCGTATGCAAAGGGGCTTTTGGAAAGCCACTCGTATCGAAGTTAAAGTTGGGCACAACAGGCCAAGGGTTCACAGAAGCCCACCCCGGTGATACCGGGGCGAGGTGTTCTTTGTACCGCTCGCGTCGAGGGTTTCGTCGACTCATCTTATGATCTCTCCACAAAGAGCACGGCTTAGGC